GATGCAACAAGCATTCTGCCACGCTTGTGGAGCTTAACAAGATTTTCTCTTGTCTTAACCTCAGTCTGCGGAATCTTTGTACCCTCTCCGACGAGTTTAAGATTCTTGTCATCCTCACTCGGAACAGATGCAATACTGCGGTAATCCATACCCTCAATGGCTGTCACGGTTGCCACAAGATTTGGGAGAATATCCGCTCTCTCCATGCCCTGCATAACGGCTCTGCTTACATATTCGGGGAAAAGTGCCGCAGAGTTTGAACTCTGAAAAAACTTTTCAACACAGTCGCTGTTTCTGCCCTTAACCTTAATGTCAAAGCGTTTGAGCTGACGGGAAAATGCGTCAAGTCCCTCAAGTGCAGTACCTCTGTAATTTTCTGACGGATCAAGCTTTTCAAGTGCGCCCGAAATTCCGCCCTTTGTCTGATACATACCCTTTTCAATTGTAATATTTTCAAAATTTGCCATAATATCTTCCTCCTTTTGCTAAGGTAACATTATTCCACTCCTTTGCTAAGTATTTGTAACATTATTCTTAGCCTTGATGTAGTCCATAACCTCGTCAATGTCGGCATAAAGCCAAAATGATACATCGTCATCGTTAAAGTGAGGACATTTGTATGTTGACTTGCACCATTCATTAACTCCGTCGTTATATCGACATATTTGTTTATGTAAACACAACATACAATTACTCAATTCTTATCCAATCCTCCTTATTAACCACAAAAAATACATCTAAACTCTTCGTTAGTAATTTTACCTAATTGCATATCAATATATGCAGGCAGAGTTTTACTGTCTATGCTGGGCATATCGTAAAGACTCACACGAATTTGTTCAACAGCTTCATCAGAGTTTATATGCCATTTAGACTCTTCCACACAGATAGTGCTAATCAACCCTTGACTATGAAGCAACTGTTCAATAAGGTAAATCAATTGTTCATTTGATAAACTTTTCATTACTTGTCTTTCACAATCTAACATTACACTGCCTCCCTCTCAGTTTTCTTAATCACCTCTCTGTAATCCTGCTCAAGAGCATTCATATACGCTTTTGTAGTTTTTATGTAGATGTCAAGGCTTTTTATTTTTCTTTCAGCTTTCTTTAATTTTTTGTGATTTACAGCAATACAAATATCGCAAGCGATTGCAATTATTACCGCAACTGCCGAAACCACAATTGATATAATTGTCGTTATATCCATTTCTGACACCTCCTTAAAATATGTATTTTATTATCCAATCGCACCAAATTTCTTGGTAGTGGATAGGCATTGTGGACAAACCGATTCTCTATATACAGGATTGCTAAAAGCTCTGATTGAATAAATATCGGTTTCAAAAATGCAACCGCACATTTTGCACTCAAACTTAACCCAACTGCCATCCTGACGAAACAGTTTCGTCACACAATCTGTGCCGTTTTTAATAATTTTTATCATTACGCTCCTCCACCACTTTCATTCTCATCTGCTTTGGATGCAACAAAGCCCCATTCGTATGCGTCATACGGGTTCACAAGTTCACCGCAACAAAGCTTTGAGCCATAAACCTCGCCCTTTTTGTGAGTACACATCGCAATGTCCTCACCGCACACATTGCACACAACCCTGTCAACGGCACAGCCAACGCTTACTTCCTTGATAATTCCGCTGTCAATCGCAAGGATAATATCCCTGTTGCTCTCACAAACGGGAAGATATGCCCTTGCCTTGAGCCTGTAGTAATCGTCACCCAAAGCCGTTTTCCGACCGTCAATTTTCTCAACCTTACAACTAAAAATTCTTGCCGCCTGATTTTTGGCACTCGGATTGTGGTCAATGATTCCTGTCTTTCCAACAAAGAGCTCTGCCAGTTCATAAAGCGAAACTGTTGTAAAGCGTTCGCCGTCACGGTCAACATCGTTGTCACACAGTACAATTGAGAATAAGTACACATCATTTTCATCTACCGCAATTCTTGTGTAGGTGTTAATAAGTTGTAAATCGTCATCGGTCGGTTTGATATTCTTTTCAATCAATAATTGTTTCATATAGTAATCACCTTTCTAAAACACATTCTTTGGTATTAAACCCAGCAGCACCTTTATGACCGCCGCCACCATACAACATAGCAACCTTTGAACAATCAACCTTCGTTGAACGCAGAGAATATCTCCATTCGTGACCATTGAAAACAAAGCCAATCAGCATATCATAATCGTCAATGTTATTAATCACAAAATCGTCACTACTCATCATTCCCATATTAACAGCAAAGCATTTGTAACCGTTAAACATCACCTCAAAACCGACAGCTTCACAATAATGTGTCATTGTTTCTTTGCGATACTGAACCCTTGAAACACCTTCCTTAATTAAAGCGTCTGTAGCACCATAACCATATACAGGATCATTTAATTCCAGCCACTGGTGACTGGTTGGCTCTGTGTTCGGTAGTGCTTTAAATCCTGCGTGAAATTCTTTAGTTAAATGTCCATAGTTGAAAGTCCATACATCGTAATCAGCTATCAGTTTTGTAAACATTGGAGCATCCTTCGTCATACTTTCCTCGAATGGTTTAATGTCGCCAATACCACCATTCGTCATGTGCTTCAAATAACAATATGTAAGCATACAGCCTGCTACCCCATCATATCTGACACCACGAATTTCTTTGTCATAGTTTTCATATTTTTTAATTGCTGAAATATGGTGGTCAATCCAAGTAACATTTGGTGTGATTTCGAGAAGCTTATCCATTTCATTTGGTTCGATTGAGTAATCAACAATATATACTGTTTCATTTTTCTTAATCTTATCAAATGGAAATTCTCTACCATAATCCATTTTTTATATAACCGATATATTCTGTTACATAAGCGAGTTCCTTAACCCAAAAACCTGCACATTTACCATCAGCATCATTGTGATAAACTATTTTCATTTTTTTACCTCTTTTTTAATAAATTTAAGTTTTCACCCGACATACAGTTTACACCATATCATTTACACCGTTTTTTCCATATAAACCCTGTCATAATAATTAGTAGAAAAATAGGCATTATAAATGTTCGTGAACTGTTTTGAAGTTGTGCGACTATATTTGCCGATTTCATAAACAGTACGCTCATTTACAAACCCTAATATAGTTGCATTTGTGTTTGTAAATGAGATTATTGGCATAACCCAATAATCAGTATTTCGTATGGTAACATTAACAAATGAATCCATTGTTATAAAAGTTTTGAGATGAATGTCTTTCACCCATTCAATATTATTCCCTTTACATTGTAAAGCATTAACAATTTCATTTGCTGTGGTAACATCTAACATAATTTTAGCCTCTTTTTTAATTTTTTAGGTTTTACACCCGACACTTCGCCAATACTCATTGATTTGATTTTTTCAAAGTTTATCATTCTGTATCACTCCTTATCTCAACATACTTCGGCAATGAAAGTATATGTGCTTTTTATAAATTTTTGCCCCACAAGGTTTGCCGATAACTTTGAGAGGTCTTGGTAAAACTTCATCATCTTCACAATAATATTCATCAATGGCATAAAAATCATAATATTTACCGAGGGTTGTTTCGTTCATTTTTTACCGTCCTTAATAGGCTGATTCCAGCATTTAGCACACGCATTGTCTACTTCGCAATTATCTAAACTCGTCGCCCCTAATTCATACAGACATATACCTTTAGGAGTTCCATCATCCTTAAGTGGAGTGTTTGGAAAGATTTTCAAAAGCTCCGTAAGATATGTTTTCTGTGGATGCTCATCCGACCATTTCTGTACAATGGCAATTGCTTTTTCGGGATAGCATGTTTCAAAGTCCGAACATGCCATATTATCGGTTGTACCATTATTTAAACTGTTTAAAGGACATTCAGCACAATTAAGTTTGCATATATATGTACCACCATTTAGTTTATGTTTTTTCGTCAATCTTGCTTTTTCAGCAAAATAATTTGCAGTAATATTACAATCAATCATTCTTTACACCTCTACACTATCTTGTTTAAATGTTGAATTTATTCGTGGTTTTTCTCAGTTAAATTCCAATAAAACCTCACTTTTATTTAATATATTCCCAAATATCTGGCAAATTATCAGGTATAAACTCCAAATAGCTCCTAAGACACCACCAGCCAGAATCCTGCTTAGATGCTCCGTTACAATCGTGTAAGTAACTGTGAGGATGCGAAAACTCAACAGCTATCTGAGTACCATTGCCTGTCACGGCACATACTCTACCTGCTGCTTCTACATACGGAAAATCAGGATAGTCTGCAAGTATTGTCGGAAGTATTTTAACCCTATCCCCAACTTTAAGAAGTTGGTTTTTCTCTACGGACATTATCAATCACATCCTTCGTATTATTCTTTCCAAAGTTTTGGAGTGCCATCTTGATTAACCAGCAAAGTCATTGTTCCTCTGTTATATGCTACTTCTGATAGTGCGTACATTACTTTAGTTTCAGTATCATACACTATCCCTGAATCTAAGCAACTATTCCATCCCACACGCACGAACATATTATCTATTCTGTCTGATGTTTCGTCTGTGCTGTTTACAGATGTACAACCAATCATTAACATTGAGATTGTTGCAATAATCACAACACAAGCAAGTATTCTTTTCTTCATTCTTCCACCTCTACAAATTCACCGTCTCGTAAAGTGTAATATGTATCTGCTTTAATCTTTACGCCGTCAACTATTGACATCTTTGCTCCAACAAAAAACCAATCGCTCTTAAATTTATCATATTTCCATTCAGCACAAACAATATGAGCACCAATACAGCCTTTTGCCTTGCTTTTATAACCCCACGCTACTGCAACAGCTGTAGAATTATCAGCCGAGGACGCTCCTTTATAACCTGTAGCTGAGGACGCTTCGCAATCACCTGAAGCTGAGGACGCT